ACTACATCTAGCATTATTTATGTGGATGTAAATGGTTCAATTAAGACTATTGCAAGCGGCACATCTATTACCATGCCAACATTGGTGGCTGGTACTGACTATGCAATTTGGGCTAAAACAGATGGCACCTTAGAGGCTACATCGAATCATACAAGCCCTCCTACTGCTAACGCCCGTAAGATTGGTGGCTTTCATTACGCACCCGGAGGCAATGCTACTGGCACTAGCGGGGGGAACACAACAGCCCAGATCAATGAATACTCGTTTTGGGATTTAAAGTGGAGGCCATCTTGTAATGACCCTAGAGGTATGACTTTAGTAGCTGATGGGTTCTGGGTAGATATTTATTTAACCAATACGACACCAGATACTAATGGCACATCTAAATACAATGTGACTATTGCTGATGGATCAAGCCCATCAAAAGTACCCGCAAAATTTGGTGGTAATGGCTCTACTGACTACGGAACATTAACATGGTTTGAGGCTTGTGAAATTGCTTCTGCTTACGGCAAAAGGTTGCTCAAGCAACAAGAGTACATGGCGGCTTGCTATGGCACTACTGAAGCAAGTTCAATTGGCACAGATCAAGGCTCTACCATTCTTAATGCCGCTTACACTTCCAAGTGGGGTGTTATTCAATCCACTGGTGTCATGTGGATTTGGGGTAATGAGCGTGGTGGCCCAGCGGCGGCGGCATCATGGAACGCCAATACTGAAGGTAGAGGCTCAGAATACAATGCGCCTAATGCTGTGATCCTTGGCGGTAGCTGGGGCAATGGGGTGAATTGCGGTTCTCGTTGTTCGTCTTGGGACGCCTCCGCCTCGCTTTCGCACCACTACCTTGGGGTGCGCTGTGCCTGTGACCACTTGTTACTTGATTGATAGGGTCGAAAGACCCTATGGAAGTCATTAAAGAATATGTTGTCAGCTACGATCAAATGGCAATCATTGAGAAGTATGAAAAGGTGATTGCTTATTTGTACCCCATAGCTCAATCTATCCCAAGAAAACACGGGGTAGTGAGAGATATGTTTCTTAAAACAATGTTCAGCCAAGCAGAACTTTTCTATGAGGCTGGAAAATCTAATCAAGTTGGGAAACTTTATATCGCAGATGCGGGTTTAGCGCATTTGCGTTTTTGGTTGCGTTTCTTAGCTAATCCAAAACTTAAATGTGTTACTCCTCATCAACATGAATTTGTATTAATACTTATTTCTGAGATAGGCGCAATGCTTGGTTCTTGGATTTCTAAGCGCAAAGGTTGATATGGACAAAGGTGCTGTGATCCTTGGCGGTAACTGGGACAATGGGGTGAATTGCGGTTCTCGTTGTTCGAATTGGAACAACTCCGCATCGAATTCGAACAACAACATTGGGGTGCGCTGTGCCTGTGACAATATTAGTAAATTGCTATATGAACGCTACGGCTTTGTATGCAGACCAAGAATGATATGGTCAGCCATATTTACCTACTTCGGTGAATACATTGAGAGGTTCAGAATTCCCCTAGTACCTATGGGAACGGGGATACTGGCATGAAGTCTCATAATAATTTAATTGCTGAAATAACAAGCAATGAAAATATGCTTAAAGCGTATGAGAGAACAGCAAAAGCCAAAAGAATGACATTTGGTTATTTAGAGTTTAAAGAATTTAAACAACTCAATTTAAATATGTTGTCAGAAGAATTGCGTGATGGCTCATATAAAGTTGGGAAATACAGAGAATTTATTATTTATGAGCCTAAACCAAGGCTCATATCTGCATTAGATTTTAAAGATAGACTTGCCCAGCACGCATTGATAGGTGTCATTGAAAAAATATTTGATGAGACATTTTTGCCTAATGCTTTTGCTTGTAGAAATGGTCTTGGAACTCATGCTGGGGTTAGGTATATTCAATCCAATTTGAGGAAAGAGCCATATAAACAATATTTTTTAAAGACCGACTTTAGCAAATTCTTCCCAAGTGTTAATCATAATATTTTGCTAGAGATGATTCACAAAAAAATAAGCTGTAAGCCAACTTTAAAAATAATTGAAGAAATCATTAAGCCCAATGAAATTGGCATACCAATAGGAAGTCTTACAAGCCAATTATTTGCAAATGTGTACGGGTCAAAACTTGATATGTATATTCACCACGAATTAAAACATAGGCAATGGGCTAGGTATATGGATGATGTTGTCATATTGGGTGACAACATTGATAGACTAAGAGATGACTTCTACAATATAGCTGAATTCTCAAGTAGAAATTTAGGGCTAAGAATTAGTAAGTGGCATTGTGCAAATATAAACAAAGGAATTAATTTTTTAGGTTATCGAATTTGGCATAGTCACAAATTGATTAGAAAAGATAGTGTTTATAGAGCGAAAAGAAAGATCAAGAAATACATTAGAAGCAATGACAATGAATCTCTTGATAAGTTTTTAGCATCATGGAGAGGTCATGCAAGTTGGGCTGATTCCAATAATTTATTTAACTGGCTTGAAAGGCTATTATGAAACTGATAATTAATACTAGACAAGATTTAGATTCCATTGCTGGTACACCTGAGCATCAAGAGTTTATGAAATTCCTTGCTGGTTCAATGACTCGCAAACAGGATTCTCAAAACTATCCAACAAATTACAATCAGCCTGATTATGAAGGCGAAACACTTGCTCCAGTATGGGTTGATGTAGAAGATTTATCTGTAATTGAGAGCTTTGGATTTACAAAATCTGATTTTCTATAACTAAAAATACAAAATTCATAACCTACTTTTGAATAGGGTAATAAAGTGACCGATCATATAGAGCGACTTGCAGTTATTGAGTCAAAAGTGGAAACGCTAGAGGATAACCACAAGGAGCTCTTGAAGCTCATGCACGAAATCAAAGATGAGATGACTCGTTACAAGGGCTTCTTAGGCGGGATCGCTTTCCTTGGGTCTGGTGTCGTAGTTTGCCTGACCCTCCTAAAAGATTGGCTTGCTAAACATATTTTTTCCTAGGAGAAAATCATAGATCCATTAACCATCCTTGCGGCCTTTGGCCCTCTTGCAGTTGATCTAGGTAAATCCCTGATCGCTAAGTTTATTGCGCCTGACAACTTTAAGCCCGCCACCATTGAGCAATATGTGGCGATGAAGCAAGTGGACTTAGATATGTTTAAAGCGATGAATGAGGCTGGAGGTAGTAACCCCTCATATCCTTGGGTAGAAGCCATTGTGCGCCTTATGCGCCCCTTTGTGGGGGCATTAGTTCTAGGCACCTGGGCTTACATGGAGATTACTGGCGATCCAAGTGTAGCCGTATCAAATTTTGCAAGCGCAGTAGGCTTTTATTTATTCGGTGATCGCACCCTCTTTTACGCAAATAAAAAGTAATGTTGTCAAACTGGGAGAAGTCTTTTAATTTAGTCATTGCCCATGAGGGAGGCTTCTCAGATGATCCTAGAGACAATGGCAATAAGCTCCCAGATGGCAGACCGGGCTCTACCATGCTCGGATGTACGCAAGCAAACTGGGAAGCCTTCATCGGCAGAAAAGTAACTCACGATGAGATGCGCCGCTTGACTAAAGATGATGTCAAGCCACTCTACAAAAAGAATTATTGGGATGCAGTTAAGGGTGATCTACTCTGTGCTGGACTAGACTACGCCGCTTTTGATTTTGCTATTAATGCTGGCCCACTACGAGCACGAAAGTTGATTCAGAAATCTCTTGGTGTAACTGTGGATGGAGTATTTGGGCCAATGACTTTGAAAGCAATCAAAGAGTCTAATGGGGCTGATCTAATTGAAAAGTTCTCTAAAGAAAAAGAGGATTATTACAGATCGCTAGATGACTTTTCTATCTATGGAAAAGGCTGGTTAAGAAGGATCGCTGATGTAAAGCACTCAGCGACCCAACTCATGCTTACTGCTTAAATGATGCTTTGATACAAGCTCTCGCAAAATCAATCAAGTTCTGATCGTCTTTAAGGCTTTCCCATATTTCAAGTATTTTCTCATCGGTCAATTCGACCAAGTGAAATAGCTTTCCTTCTTGTGGTGTCATGCGCCTCCCTTCTTGGCGATTGTTTTCATCAAGCGCCATGCGTTGTTCTGGGAGCATCCTAAATGTTTAGCGACTTCACGGGTAGTAGGGCTTCTCCCACTCTCGTTATAAAACTTAACAATAAACTCCGCAACCTCTATCTGGCGCTGGGTAGGAAGGCGCACCATACCCACAAATGGAATCGGCTCGATCATGCTTGCGCTCCTTCTGCTGGTACTTCACCCATCTGAGCGCCTAAAGTAGCCAATCGCTTGCTATACTTCGCTGTATGGAGAATACGCTGGGCCGCATCAATCTTCTGGATGGTAGGCTCATTAGCTTCTCTAAGCTCTCGTAGCTTAGTCATTCTTGTGCGTGGCAACATCTTCTCGTACTTAAAGACCTTCTCTGCGATGTCCTCATACGCTTCTGACCACACCACATAGTCTGCAAACCACTTGCTATCCTTGCCCGGCACTATTAATTCCCAACCTAGATGATCGTTACTCTCTGCTTGTGTAGTCTCTGCTGATAATGGCTCTACTGTCTCGATGCCTATCGTCTCTGGTGGCGCATCAATGACTCCATCTGAATCCACTACTGAAGCCTCTTGCAACTGAGCATTGGCCTCGTCTAATGTTGTTTCTAAGTTACGCATATCAGCTGGTGTTTCCAAAACAACTGGCTCTGAAACTGACAATTTACCAATCGCATCTAATGGATTTTTTACAGGGGCGTTTGGCATTGGCTGAGTACGAGTTACCTCTGCTGGAAAGTCTTGAGCTTCCTCAACTGTGATGAGCCCCTTGAGTACATCTGGGAACGCATCACGGATCGCAAAGCCTCTAGCTCGCATCTGGAGCATACGCTTTGGATAAGCAGACCAAGGGCCTTGCTTACCCCAGAGTCCGGCTCGCTTGGCATCCTCTACTGAGAACTTAGCGGTAACTGGAGTGCGATTCTT